ACCCACCATCCAGAACAGCATCAACAATGTGCTCAGCTTGAATACGATCGGTCAAGTTGCACACGCGAATAACTCGTGGTGTAAAGCCCAGAGCGATTGTGAAATCAGCTGCAGCTTCAGTGCCTGTTAAAGTACCAGAAGCGTAACGACGCCCTTCAGTAGTATATGAATGTTTACTCATAATTATTGCCTCCTATTAGGCTTCAGTTCCAACAAATGCAACAGCCATCCACGCGTCGTTCAGGTTCTTCTGCGCTTGCCAAGTCTGTGCGGATACATAACCACGCTGGCCAAGCATATCAGACTTCGAACGCTCGCTAGGTGAAATGTGATGAGTATTAATCGCGTTCATGCCACGAAGTGCAACCTGACCAAAGGCTTCACCACCAGCTTTACCACGACCCAGAGTAACCAGTGGATATACATCCATCAGAGTCCCAGTAGTAGACTTTGCAGTCCCTGAACCAGTCCAAGTACCAACTGCAGCACCTGCATCAGGCTGATAAGTCAGAATGGGATTGATGATAACACGGAAACGGCCAATAGCGCCAATTTCATAGTCGTCATCCAGTAGCTTAACTGCGCCACCATAATTGGCTGTTTTAGTAAAACCCACCATGTTTTCAAAGGTCTTTTCCATGTCACTGTGACAGTAAACAGGCCAAGACGCTTGAACAGGCTCACTCCCATAATTCGCACTAGACTTCAACATCTTGTTCAGCGTAATACCGTGAGCGCCTAAAATCTTACGTGAGATAGCCTGAAACATAGACAGAATTGGAGGACCATTAACTGTCGCAATCGAAGTCCCTGCACCACCAAAGAACTGATTAGTACATGACTTCATCTCACCATAGACCATCATTTCACGTGCAAGCACGATACGGGCTGAAGCCTGATCTTCCATTTCAGCTGGAACTTCAGAACCTTCTTCATGCACATAGCGCATCTTGTTACTGTAAGAATACAGACAACCAATTTCCTGCAAAGTCGCTTGAACAGTAGTCCAAGAGATAGAGTCAGCAGAAGGAGTCACACCCTCAGCCACAATGTGCTTTGCGATAAAATCAGTATCGCCACCAGCAGCAAGCCACTGATTATCGACACCACCATAAGGAAGATAACGCATCCACTCGATCAGCTGTGAACTGTTCTGTGGCATTTCTTCTTGAGAACCGAGTTTCGTCAGCATCTCTTGCGCTTGTGCTTTAGCCAAGATTCGCCCTTTGTACTTTTCATGGCGACCGGCTTGAGTTGAATATGTTTGACCTGGCATTGTTATTTACCCCTGTGCTATTTCATTAAATCCAGCTAAAAAGGCATCCTCATCGGAGAGCTTCTTCGTAGCTTGGGCTGGTTTGCGATGTTGGCCCGCTGGTACTTGACCAGTCTCTAATTGACCTTGCTTCGACGCTGATGCATCAGCCCGTTGCGTGTTCCTGTCTGTTTCCCACTTTTCAAATTTTCGCAAAGCATTGATGTAAGGAGCGCCGAACGATAACAAAGCCTGCTGGGACTCATACCCCTGCTGCCCGTACCAATCAGCAAAATCTTTCTGCCGTTGTCCTTCTGGCTCGAATCGCCCATCTTTTACAGCTGGAATAATTTCCGCTATAGCCTCGGGGGAATAGGCTGACATAACTAACTGCTCGCCCACATACTGACGCATCGAATCCTGCATAGGATCAAGATGGGGACGGAGTGTGGTTTCATCAAGCGCATTAGTTTTAAAAGCTTCCTGCATCAGAGGTCCCAGTACTTTTGCCAAAGCTGGGTCGTAGGCCTCCAGGCCTGCGGTAAGTTTTTCTACATCAAAAGAAGCCTGAGTTGGTAGGCCTTTTTCATAGGCAGACATACGAGCTGCAACATCACCTACACCACCATTCAGGCGAGATTCCATTGCAGTCATTTGTGGTTGAAATTCATTTACACGGCCAAGACGCTCGTATACGTCGTCTTCAGAAAGGTCACGGAGATAGGCTGCTGGTGGTTCAGGTAAATCACCATCACCAGGAGTTAAATCTGGATCACCTGGATCTATGTTATCATTAGGGTTGGGCATTTTTAATTACCTTCTCAAGTTCAGTTAGTAGGGTTAAAGTTTCTAATCTTTGACCACGTAATAGCTCCGTAGCCAAGGCATCCAATCTGGGTTTTGCTGTATGCTCTGCAAGCAATATAGCACGTTTATCAAGATATTGCAACAACAATATCGGGTCAATATACAAACCTGCCGACGGAGCATAAGTCATAGTCTCCGACAGGGCAAGAATAGGAACAGCTTCGTTCATTACAGACCTCCTAGCGAATCAAGCGCAGCATCCACATCAGGAACGGGGGCAGCAGCAGCTGGAGCAGGCGCTTGGCCCTCAGGAGTTCCACCCTCACCTGTCTTCATTAGCTCCTGAAATACCTTAACCTGTGCAGTAAGCGTATTAGCATTCACAGTATTGCTTTCTGAAGCCTCTTTAAGCTGTGCTTCCACAGCAAGCTGTAACTTGTCAAAACTAGTTTTAAGGTCAGCCCTATATCGATCAGACTCAGCCTGAACCTCAGCAACCACGACTTTCACATCCTTTTCATTAGCTGCAGCTTCAAGCACTTTACGCTCTTCCTCATCCAAGCTCAGAGTCTCAGGATCAACCTGGAAACCCTCCAAGTACAAGTCCATCCACTTCTTAGGTGACTTGCCATAAATAGGCTGAACAACCTTGTCTCCAATCTGCAGAAGTGCTTGTTGCTGCAGCTCACGGACGATTAACGCTGCCGAACCAAGTGGTTTAACTACCGCATCCCCCTTAGCTGTTTCAGGGCCATACTGTTGCGCCCACTGATAGAACCCAGATATAAGTGGAGTACACGTGCCATCATCCCACTCTTTAATAACGAGGCGTAAGTTTGTAGTCGCATTAGCCATAAGCTGCTGACTCACACCCACAGCATCAGTAACGGCTTTGCCCTGCAAAAGCAACGACAGTCCAGTAGTATCCTCAGCCATTTTTAACCACCAATTAATCACTGGCATGATCTCGTTAAGGTAATTAGGGAACTCCAAGAATACTAGCGCTTGCTTCGCCTCAACTACCGCGTCAATACCTGGTAGCCCACTTTTAATCTTCCAACGCTTATAGGGATATGGCTGCCAATTTCCATCTTCAGGTTCAATCACACCCTCTTGCTCAAGCACCTGTGGGCCTACAGAATAGGCCATATTGTCCATCAAAGCCCGTACAGAAGAATTCAGCCCCCGTTGTGGAGTTTCGATCTGCTCAGGAATACCAATACCAGCCCATGAATCCTCACGAGGCTCCCAAGGTAAGAACCAGTATGGGAACTTCGTATTATCTAGCCAATATTTCTCGCTTTTAATAACACGCGTGTTGCAGAGGATAGTAACCTGAAAGCCAAAGGATTGCTTTTCATCGCTATTACTTGGCCCAGGAATAAAGTCCAACTGCCCTGTACGTATCCAAAGCTCAAACGGGCCTTTCTTATTCTGCTTAGTCTCTCCAAAAATCACAGGCCCTTCATCGACACAGAGTTCAATCTGGTCAGCTTGATACCCCTTTTCATTCTGATACTCACGAAGCTGCCTCTTTGTAACTTCAGGCACACGCTCGTAAAAGAATCTTCCATTCTGGTGGTCAGACCCACAATCGTCATCAGGATAGCAGTTTTCGACTTTAACACACTCAGCTGCAGGAGCATAAGCAAGCAACGTGCGAAGCTCGGACTGCAAAAGTTGCCCCACTTCTGGTTGTGGGAAAGCATCAGGAAGTTTGTCCAGCAGGTCATTAACTTCAGCTGTAACTCGGCGAGCTTTAGGAAATGGCCCTTTCATTACACCTGTTCCGACTTGACCACTCTCAGTCAATTGTGTCCGTGTACCGCCTGCCCAATTAGTTTCCTCCAACCAATCACGGATAAGTTTAGCCGCAATCTCTAGCGCTGCCTTTGCTTCATCTTCAGGGGTGGCAAGCTTCTGTGCAATAGTAGGGGAAAGCGTTTCTATTATCGCTGCAAGCTGAGGATAATTCTCAATAACACCACGAAGCGCTTCAAGGTCACTAACAGCTGTCAAGTCAAGCTTGAAGGGTAAACGACTAGTAGGCATAAGAATGTTCGCAATCTGTGCCGTACCTGCATTAGTATATGGACGAGTAATATTAACTGCTACAGTAGAACCTTGTTTCGGATTCTCTTCTTTAAAAGCAGTAAGCGGGCCATCAAGCGTGGCCCCACTTTCATATTGCCTTCCGCCTTGTCCCTTTTCAGCCGCTTCGCCAGTTTGATATTGGCGACGAGCCTTAGCCCACACACTTTCCAGCTTACGACGAGAAGGAGATTTGGCCGCCTTGTCTCGCTCCTCTATAAGAGAGCCAGCTAAATGCTCAAGCCCTTCTTCTGATAGTTCAAATATATTCGGCATAGTATTTCCGTTTGATAGTTAATGTATGTACGTTTTGCACAGCGCCAATCGTATTGCTAGTAGCCCATAATTGCATCTTGAGCTCTCCAATTAGAAGCCCTCCTTCCAGGAAAGAACTCATTATCACCCTGAGCCTGCCTAATAGGCTTTGCCCTCGAAGGAATAAAGGTTAATACAAATGCATCCCAATGATCTGGTGAGCGCGAATTCATTTTCATAGCTCTTGTAACCGCACCAGACAGCCTGCGTCGATAATCATCCTTAGATTCCATCAACAGCATCCCACCTTTAGAGTCTTTTAATATACCTGTAGCCTGTGTTTTAAACACAGGGCATTTCGGAATATAAGGAGCCTCTTCCTTTAAATAGTCTAAAGCTTGTGTATGGAGCCAGGCACGAAAATTATAATGCCTCCCATCTTTCAGTTTTATACCTGTATGAACGGCTACCGTGATGGAAGAGAAAATAGAATATTTTAGCTGATCAGCAGCTGAGCCACCTGGCCCATCGCGCTCAATCCCAATCAAGCCAAGTGGCCCTGTACGTAGCAGCTCCTTACCTTCTTTTATTATACGAGCAGCAAGCTGGATTCCATCATGCTTCTTAAAAGCAATCGGAGGAAGCGAGATTCGCCCTCTTCGTCTCCACAATACAGTCTCATCATTACCCATTCCTGACGCATCTACCCCTATTACCCAAGGCACTTCAGGGGGCATATTAATATCTCTTACACTCTGGTTTTCAGCTTCCGTAATTAAAGCCCCATCTACAAACGTATTCGCTAAAGACGCATTAGGATTCCGATCAATCTGCGAGGCAATAACAGTCGCATCCAACTCTCGCAGTTGCTTTTGATACCACGGCTCTTGCTCTGCAGGAATATCTGGATTAAGCCTCTTACGTGGATCATCTGTCCAATCAAATTCAAAAACCTGTTCTGTCGGAAGAGAGCGCTTGTTATTATAGAACACACTACCCACGTTATAGGTAGCAGAGATATCAATACGGCAGTCAGTAGTTGCAGACAGTGCAATTTCTGCTGCTTGAGGGTGCTCTAATGCATCTGCCTCGTCTACAAAATAGATAGACGTTCTGTCTCCCATTCCAATATTATCACCAATCTCGCCAGAAATAGTAGAGTTTGTATCACCATTATAGACTATTCCCCACTTATTCTCTTTTCCATAATTAGTAGGAATAAATTCAATTGGCAAATTTTCAATAATAAAGCGAATCTTCCAAAACAAGCTCTTTCGGTCAGCATTACCATTGTCTACAAGCTCTTTCTTCCTAGACCCCATACCAATATTAGCATGAGGATAAAATAACCATATGCACACAGCACAGCTAGCGGCCAACCAAGAGAATCCTACATCTCTAGATTTCTCACCTAAACCACGCTCGCGCTGTACAAATCTCGTATGAACAAAGTCAACAAAATCAATTTGCCGTGGAAATAAAATCATAGGTAAAAGGGGGCTTTTACCTGTATTAACTAAGCGAGGGTCATAAGTCAATACCCAGTCATTAATAAAATCAGCCCAATGGTCTTTATAATAATCCTTCATACGCTTAAGTGCTTTCGGATTAGCTCTTAACCTTTCAAGATTTTCAGTCCGAAACTCAAATACTG